GACATAGCGCAATAGTCTTAATCCGTCCAATACTTTAAGGAAGTGTAGTATATTAGTTAAACTATTTAGCCAATTGGTTGACAGGTGTCCGCTTATATTGGCACCGTAACGCGTAACAGTTCCCCAAGGACCCATGATACTACAGTTCAGCATAAATTCTACCTCTTGATCAGCAAAAGGGTACGTATTTAAGCCAAATCTGGCCACAGCTTCCATTAACTGTGCAGCCAGAGTCTGATCGTATCCAGTCCAATCCCATGATAACCATGAGATTACTTCACTCTCAAACTTAGCAAACCACTTTCCAATCATCTCTGGTTGGGTATGGAACAATAGTATTGGCATACCAATATCTATCGCTTCGTCTGTACGAGTTAACGCGTCACCAAAACCTTCGACTGAGATAACCCAATCTGATGTGCTTACAGCTTCCACATCTCTGACCTTTCCTTGACCAGGAGGTCCGGGTTGGGTTCGGATTGCAACAACAGCCGAATATCGATCATCCAATTTGAGTCCTGAACCTTTAATGGCATTAACATATTGAAGCGCCTTTGGAATGTTTTCACCCTTACTCCCACCTATGGGACAGGCTGCCCACTTATTCCTCACTTGCTTCACTCTAGCGGACTCTTGATCGAATTCATACTTTGATCCAGCACGGAAAGGATGCGCAAATCCGAGTGATTCGAATTCATCGATGGAAAAGAAATCAGTGGGCTGGCATTCATGCCTTCCCTCTTTACCATCTAACGCCTCTTTCAATCGATCCCGAAAATACGGGCTCGCCGGCCAGTCGTGGCGATCATCGTAATAAACTGAGTACTTTCCTACTACGGTCGGCAATATTACGGTTCGCATGGATATTTTCCTATATTCTTGGTACTTAGATAGAGTCATCTTCTTACCTATACCAGGTCGTAGTAACACGTCAGGGTTATCGTGCTCGAGAGTGGTTAGGTGTGAATCTATCTTAGGGTGATGACAATCTATGGTTGGCATTGCTGATCACCATAGCCCTATTGTCATCAGAAGGCCAGGGATAATGCGGTAATCCAATTACCAGTGAGATATCCAA